CAATGCCTCCGCCAACACCGTGGCGAGCGGCCTCGACATGATCCGCCAGACGCTGATTAAGGATGGCTTTGGCGTTGACCAGGTCAACAAATTCGTCAATTCGCTGATCCAGGCCCGGATGCAAATGGATGCGGGCGTCGCCGATGCCGCGCAGCTCAACCGCGCCATCCAGGCGATTAAGAACCGCACTGTGACCATCACGGTGGTCACGCGCAAGGTCGGCACCGGAACGCAGTCCATCTATGATGTCCCCAACAGCAGCGGAGGCACCAGCGGCGTAGGCGTGACGCGCTATGGCGGCGATGGGGCCGGCCCGTCGGTATCATCGTACTCGGTCCCGTCGTCCTATAGTGGTGCGGAGAGCGCGGGAAGCGGATCAAGCTATGGTGGCGGTGGCTCAAGCACCGTCAACGTCACGCGCTTCGCCACAGGTGGTGTTATCCATCCCGGCGACAGTCAGCGAGTCCAGTTCTTCAAGTCTCCCGATGAAACCGTCGGCATCTTCACGCCGCGCCAAATGCAGGCCCTCGCCGATCCTCAGTCAGCGATATCCGCACCATCCGCCGGCACCGACAAGCTCAGCCTCGCCATCACCGACACTGCACAGAATACCAAGAAGACCGCCCAGATATTGGACGACATCAAGACTAGCGCGGCAAGCGCTTCGTCGGCTTTCGGGGGATCCTCTTCCGGCGGTTCGTCGCTCGGCGCCGACACCAGCCAGCAGGACCAGCTTTCGGCGCAGTATGCCAAGGTGCTGAAGCAGATCAGATCGAACTTCGCCGCGGCTGGCATCGTCGGTCGCGGCATCATCGGCTACGGACTGGATGGTCTGGCGGCAAGCCCGGAAGACATTGCTCGCAACATCGTCTATGGCGGCGCCAAATCGGTTGGCTTCGCCACCGGCGGCATCATGGGCGGCGATTCCGGCGACACCCAGCATGTCGAGTTCTTCAAGAACGCCAACGAGAAGGTGATCATCGCCCGGCCGGATCAGTTCGAGGACCGGCGCGGCTCCTCCGGCGGCGGCGGAATCACCTTCAGCCAGACCAACAACTGGAAGGGGTCGGAACCGCCTTCGCAGGACAGCCTCGCCGCAGTGCGCCGCGCCACCGCTCTTGGCCTGATGGACGCTCAGAGGGCGCTCAATGGTCGATAAGCCAATCCTCGACGAGAGCGTCGCCTTCGGCTTCAAGGGCGGGCCGCGCTTCTCGACGGAAAAGGTCATCGCCGTCAACCAGCAGGAGCGTCGATTTCAGAATGTCTCCAAGGTCAGGCACTTTTATTCGTGGTCGCAACGCAATCGGGATGCCTCACTCATCGCGACGCTTCGCGCCTTCTGGTACGGCGTCCGCGGGGATTTCAAGTCCTGGTTGCTGAAGGACTGGACTGACTTCCAACTTGTCAACGAGGAGATCGGCACCGGCGACGGCTCTGACCTCACCTTCCAAGTCACCAAGACCTATGGCGATTATGTCCGGATCATCCGTTATCTGAAAGCGGGAACGCTGGTCGTGAAGGTCGATGGCGTCGTGAAGACGCTGACGACGCACTACACGGTTTCATCGACCGGATCAATCACGTTCACCATGGGCAACGCGCCGCCGAACGGCGATGCCGTCACCGTCGATGGCGACTTCTATGTGCTGGTCCGCTTCGAAGGTGATGCCTTCGAGCCGTCGATCCCCGGCGGGCTGGCTGACATCCTCGATATCGACACCCTGCAGGCGATCGAGGTTGTGGAATGAGAGACTGGTCGCCGACGCTCGTCTCGATGTTGCAAAGCGACGAGGTCACCCGCTGCTTCCTCATCCAGTTGGTGAGCCCGATTAAGGGCACCGTAAGGATGACGGATTGGGATGCCGACCAGACCGTTTCAGCGGCTTCCTATGTTTCATCTCCCGGCTTCAGCGTCACCAAATGGACCGTCGCCAATGGTGGGCGCCCGGCCGGCATCGACCTCACTCTGCCCTTTGATGATGTCGGACCTCTGCTCGCCGACGACATCAAGCGCGGCGCCTGGCGGGGCGCCACGATCACGGTCTGGCTCGCCAATGCCGTCAACCCAAGCGATCGGGAGATCATCGTCGACGGCTTCATCGGCAAGACACAGTTCACTGACCGTCTGGTCGGCTCGATCGAGGTCACCACCAAAGGCGACGCCCTAGCGGACATCTTCCTGCTCACAGTCCAGCCCAAATGCTCTTTCCAGTTCGGCGGCACGCAATGCGGCGTTGATCTCGCGCCTATAACCCTCACGGCCACGGTGGCGACCGTCACCGATACCGGCAAGTTCACGATCACTGTCACCAATCCCGACAGCCTCGATTTCACACACGGCAAAGTCGCCTTCACCTCCGGCGCCAATGACGGCTATGAGGATTGGGCGCGCCGCTGGACCTCCGGCACATCTTTGGTCGAGTTGGTCAATGGCAGTCCGTTCGATATCCAGGTTGGCGATACGCTGACTATCAGCGAGGGGTGCGACCTTTCGCGCTCCGGCCCGCTCGGGTGCAAGCACCACAACAATGTCAATCGATTCCCAGGCCAGGATTACACCCCGGCTGAGCTGCAGGGTAGTTCCTGATGGCATACTCGTCAGTCGGTGCGAAGCCGTCCTTTTATTTTGGACCGATCAACCAGGACAACACTAAGCTTCCTGAACCGGTCACCGCTAACTTCTCGTTCTCCCCAGTCCTTGGCCGGCAGATTCCGATCGTCATCGGTACCGGCAAGGTCGAGGGCGTCCCGGTCATTGGCGGCGCCTCAACGGTCACCAGCGTCACTGGCTATACCCAGGTCACGCTGACGACCCTGCAAAGCCTGAGCGATGTCGGCGGCGTCGCCTGGCTCAACGATGATCCGTTCTCCCGGGTCGCCCTCGTCCCCGTCCAGGGCGCCAGCCAGGTCGCCGCCATGGGCTACGTGCTGGCCTACGATCCGTTCGATCTCGGCTATGTGCTGATCCGCCTCGAGGTCAACGACGAGGTCGTATTCGATGCCGAACATGGCATCAGCGCGACACAGAAATATCGCTTCTACGGTGGCAAGCAGACCTCTCCCGATCCGATCACGTCGAAGGCCATAGGCGCCAACGCCGGGGCCTGGCAAAATTTCGCAATGGTCTTTCTTGACGGGTTCCCGGCGACCAGCCCGCCAACCGTCAAGGCTGTGCTTTCAAATGCTGCATCGGCTACAGGTGCCACGGCGCCGATCATCTGGACCGGCCAGACGCCAAACACTTTCGCCGATACCACCGGCTGGTACGAAGCCTATGATCCAACGGAAGGCGTCATCTACCATCTGTTCAACTATCAGGACATAACCGGCCTCACTACGGTCTACCTGGTCGTTCTCGACACGCAGACGCTGGTGGAACGTTATCGCGTCCCCCTCGACAACTCTGACATCTATGCGGTGCCGGAACCGTCGACAGACGTGCTGCAGCGCCCAATGATCCTTGCCATCCGTGGCACGGGGCACGTCCTGATCCGGTTCTCGCGGCCCGGGGAAGTCGGCTACAGCAGGATCTACAATGCCGTCACGGGCGCGATCGTCGCCGAATACCAGGAGCCCGACACCAGCACGACGCTATACTGGATGGCGGGGACGCCGTTCGGCTCGAAATACGTCTTCTTCGGCTATAACCGGTTTTTCTCCGGCGATCAGCATGTCCACTTTGCCGTTGCCGACATCACGCATGGCTCTCTCGAGGTCAGCGAGGGGGCGATCCCGTTTCGCGAGCCCGGCGTGTGGGGCAGGCAGATCAACAGCACGATCTCCTTCTTCGCCGCTACCGACGACACCAGTGAGGTCTACGAGCATATCTTCAATGGCGACGGCTGGGTTTCGAACCTCGTCTACACCGATGCGGATGCCATAGAGGGTCTGCACTTCGATCCGCTGACCGGGTATCTCGTCGTCACCACCGACGGCTTGAACGTCCGCTACGTCAACCCAGACACCGGCGCCTCTGTCTCGACATTCTCCTCGGGGAAGAACCTCTTCTCGACGTCGGCCGGCGAACGCGGCGGCTACGAGCGCTTCTGGCCGCGATCCGGCTTTGCCCTATTCGTCTATCAGCACGGCGGCACCGAGGATGTCGTGCTGCTCGACATCGTTGCCAAGACAATATCGACATGGTCGGGCACCCTTCCCCATGGCACCGAGTGGCTGGGTGCAATCTTCGATCAGAACCAGGGCGTCTACTACGCCTTCTATGGTGACGACCACTGGACCAGATACGGCCTGCCGAGCGCGCTGCCGGGATCGATCACGCTGCAAAGCCTGATCACCAAGGCGATGTTCCTGGTCGGCTATTCCTCGGGCGAGCTGACCTTCGACGGCAACTTCGTAAGCCCGGCCTACGGTTACGTGATCGGGTCGGATACCAACATCAGGACGGTGCTGCAGAACGTCGCCGACATCTATACGTTCTCGTTTTCCGATACCGGCGACGGCTACTACTTCAAGCGGCCGGAGCGTGACGCCAGTTTCGCCTTGGACGATGCAATCACCACAGCGGACCTCGTGTTCGGCGATACCGAGGCGGTGAAGAGCGAGGATGACGCCACGATCCGCACGGTGGCGCGCGTCGAACTCGACTATATCTCGAGGGAGCAGGGCTACAATTCCCGGCCGGCCTCCTTCGCTATGCCGGCGATAAATAACTCGATCAGAACAGAACGCTATACGAGCCCGTTGACGCTGAGCGATCTCGATGCGCAGACCTTCGTCACGGAGAAGTTCTTCGACCTTCAGGCAAAGCGCCGCACACACGCCTTTTCCCTGACAGGCAAGCCAACCTTCCTGCCTGGCGATGTGCTGACGGTTCCATCAGGCGAGGTCACCTATACCGTCCAGATCGACAGCGTCGCAATGGACCGGAACCTCACCGCCGAGATCGCGGCGATAGAGTTCCAGACCAAGGTCTCCACCACGATCACGGCGGTCTCCTCCGTCGGCCAGGAGCTTGTCCCCGTCAATCTGGCGACCCAGTACATCCATCTCGATATCCCACTGTTCCGGTATGCGGATGACCTTGAGGGGACCGCGCTTCGGCAATATGGTGTTCTCGCCGGTCGGGGCCAGCTAAACTGGTCTGGCGGTGTCCTACTCATGGGCGATACCGCGAGCGCGCTGGCCTCCGTGCTGTCGCAAGCTCCGCATCAGGGCGTCGTCGGCGTCTGCCTCGACGTTCTGGCCAACCCGCTCGATCCATTCGGGACGGCCGATACCTCAACGGTGACGATCAGGCGGACCGCCGGCAATGGCACGCTTCTGGTCGACAAGACGGAAGCCGAAGTCCTTGCCGGCTCGAACCTCGCCTTTGTAGGCCGCGCCGGCCGCTGGGAAGGCGCTGGCTATAAGACCGTCACCGATAACGGCGACGGCACCTATACGCTCTCAGGGTTCGCGGTGCGCGGCTACAGGGGATCTGAGGTCTATTGCTCGCTGCATGAGGTTGGCGACGTCTTCGTGATGATCGATCCGACCTGGCTGAGTTCGATGAGCCTGCCTCTGGCAGATCTTTACGGAACGAAGTTCTTTGAGGGTGTTGGAGCGGGGCAGGATCCTGCCACCGGCGTCGTCCAGAAACTGGCGATCCTGGGCATCTCGGAGACGCCATATGCGCCCGTCAATCTAAACGCTGCCGTTGCTTCGCCGAATGGTCTCGACCTCTCATGCGACTATCGCTCGAGGTTGGCAGCCGGCTTGAACCCAGATAATTTCGGCGAAGCCGCTCTCGCGTTCGAGTGGGACATTTACGACGGTGCCACCTACAAGCGGACGCTGACCTCCACCACGAACTCCGTCCACTACGCCAGCGCGGATGTCGCCGCAGACTTTGGATCCGATCCGCCGGCCGAGATCACCTTCGATGTCTTCATGATGAGCGCGCTCGATATCCTGGTGCCAGGTCAGACGCGTGTCGGCGCCGGGCGGGGCTACAAGGCGCGTGGGCACATCATTCTCGACAGCGGATTTGTACCGTCGTTCGATTCCGATGTCTGGTCTTTCGACAGCATCTTCATTTCTTTTGATCAGGAATAGCTCATGGCACAGCAGATGATCGGCCTGGGAACATCAGCAAACGATGGAACCGGCACGAAGGCGCGCGCCGCCGGCGACATGATCAACGACATGATGACGGAGCTCTACGCCTTCTATACGAAGACACCGATCAATGCGCAGACCGGGACGTCCTACACGCCGGTGCTGGGAGACGCCGGCAAGCTGATCACCCTCGATAATGCCGGCGCAATCGGTGTCACGATCCCGGCCAATGCCGACGTCTCCTATGATATCGAAACGTCGCTCAGATTTGCCGGCGTCGGGACCGGAACGGTAACCATCACCGGAGACACCGGGGTATCGATCAATGGTGCCAGCGGTGGTTCCGTAACGCTGGATGGCCAATGGGCCGGCGTCGAACTGACGAAGCTCGGAACGAATGCCTGGCTTGCCATCGGGAAACTGGCATGACCTGGTTCGGAGCCTGGGCGGCGCAAGGCGGCGCGGCACCGCCGACCGAAGGAACGGTGCTGAATTTCAAGGCCGGGACTTACACGGTCGAAGGCGCCACCGTCACCGCCGCCGATGTCATCGACCAGCCGGGATGGGTCACCGCGGCTGGTCTCGAGATCCTCGACACCGAAGCGGCGCCATGCGTCTCCGTCATCGGTGATGCTCTGGCTGCCTTCCTTGGCGACGATCAGACCGTCGTGGTGGAGTACTACGAGCGCTCTGACAGCAACAACAGCTATCCATTCGTCTACACCGACACCGGCGACGGAAACTACAACCTGCACCGACTGACCAGCGGTTACATGAATGCCAGCGACACCGCTGGCATCCATTTCCGTCAGGTCACCGACACTGCTGGCTTCCCGACCGGCGTGCACAAGGTCGCGGTGTCGCGTTCCAACGCTCGGCTCTCGATGTCGGTAGACGGCAACGCGGTGCAGACCACCTCGGCCGACACCTTCGCGCTCACCGCTACGGCGCTATCGCTCGGTGCGGCACCAGGTTCCAGCTATCTCGCCCGCAGCATCTATATCCGGTCGATCGAACGTCTCGACCTCCAGGATGACACCGATCTGCCGACGCTCTCTGCGCGGCCGACATACAGCCTGCCGGGCAGCATGCTGGCTTCCGCCGACTTCGTGAACGAGGTCTATTCTGTCGGCGGGTCTGCGGTGACGCTCGCCGATATCGTCGACACACCTGGCGCACTGACTGCCTTTGGCTTGGAGGTACCTTACGGTGATGTTCCTATCGGCATCATCGGCGATTTCCTCGCCACGCTGACTTCGATGGATTGGACCATCCTCATCGGCTATTCGGAAGAC